CTTTATCAGTGAAATCTGGAGCCTGCGGGGCAGTCAGGGTCATTGTGCGGGTAAACTCATCCTGACGTCGGCTTAAATCCTTTTCAAATTGCGATTGGCGGTCCGTTTGGATCTCTTCATATGTGATTAATTCTTTTGGAGTCGGCTCGTCGGATATTTTGATCTTGTTTGGCATTTGCGGGACAAAGTGCTGTTTAATGTGAGCCAGAATCAATATGATGTACTTTTTATTCATGTCAACCAAATTGGTTGTTTTTGTTTTTTCCGTCTCAAAAAACCCCCTGACATTGTTCTGAAAAACCTGTGATATTTTGGATTGAGAATCCTTTGGTAAAAATTTGAAAATCTCTTCATCGCTAATTACTTCCCATAATGTTGAAATATTATCCTGATGCAAGAAGCCTGAAATATTCATTAATATATAACTACATATTGTTGTATTTATATATTTTTTAGAGTGAATCGTTAAAATAAATATGTCTGAACTTGTTCATATAGTCGTCTTTTAGTATGTGCGTTTTTAAATAGTGCCCGGTCAGTTTATCTTCAAGCATGTGCACAATAAAATAGAGAGAATATATACCACACTCAGTATTGCCATATTGATGTTCAATTCCCTCATTACTATCAAATTTAAAGTTAATTGGGGGAGACATCTCCAACCCCTGCTTCTTTAATCGGTCTACCAATGCCATAATTTGCGGCATAGGCTTGTCGCCGGTGCTATCATAGAAGAAAATCTTCTTCTTTTTAATATTAATAAACATTGAAATCCAGTGTTGACCAGGTTTGTCGTGCGGATCTGTATTAAATATAATACCAATCTTCGTTTTCCCTCGCTGAAGCTGGTGGCTGATACTTAGATTGCATAATTCGTCCCACACGCATTCGCCGTACAACTTCCTTGTATCAAAATCAATCGGGCTCGGGCCAATAAAACTCATTTGGGTTTTTCTTCCACTCAGTAGGGGACTCGGGTGCAAATGAATCAGCCATATCGCTTTCAACTGGACCAAAAACGGCCCGCTGTCTAATCCAGCACGACTCCTTATTACACACGCCGCTCAAATACTGTGCTATTTGGTGATGAATTTCCTTAGGAGAAGTCGAAGTGATCTTCGCATCTGGATGGCGAGCATTCCACAAGTCGCGTAATTTATACAGCGATTTATTTGTATAACATGAAAACTGATTTATCTCACCTTTTGGCTTAGGACTGCAATTTACCTTTGCTAATTTGGCTGTTTTATTATGTTTTAGACCCCGCCCTCTTTGAATGGTCCTCTTTCGTGCATGTGTTCTCATTTTTCTTCGTTGTGTGTGTACCCTCATAAATAATACTGATATTATTCTTTTTTAAGCCCCTTCGTTTTTAACTCGGGATTATGCAAGTTAATATCTTTCTGTTGCGGTAATAAAATCTCACTCTTCTTTTTTGTCTTGGTTCTGATAACATATTTGTCTAAAGTTGGGGTCTCTATTTTTATAGAACGCATCATACATAGATCAGCATCTATACTACTTGCTAAATTGGCAGAACAGTCAGCCACTTGCATGGGATCTGTTTTATCTGCAGGTGAGTCAAGCCCTGCATACTCGGCTTGTATTATATCGGAATTGTCAATAGTCTTAAAATAATTGACCGCGGCATTTACAAAATTATCGTATGCATACTTCACATCAGGGAATAGATTTTCCGGTGAATTCTTATTAATCATTTCCTTAAATAGATTCAGAGTTCGCTTGCGATAAAACCGCTGCTCCTCTTTGTTTAATTGTTTTGCCCGTTTGCCACGGACCTGGCTATTATATAATTCTTTGTTTAATAGACAATCGAGTGTCACCTGATTTACAAAGGCGTCTGACATACAATTCGTTCGTATAATAATTTGATGGTTTTTCCTCACTAATAAACGTGTATAAGCAAAATATACGTTTATCATCGTCGCTATAGTATAATTAATACGATTAACATTTCTGTTTTGTCATATCGCGCACCTGACACCGGGTGTTATTATAAAACAACCCATAGCCAACGGTATTTGTACTTGGGTTCGGGTTAAATTCTTGAAAGCTTTCACTGCGGAACAATAGCTCGTGCGGATTTGGTTGCGTTTTTGTTTTGAAATCGTACTTGTACAAATCACTTGTGCTGTTGGGGACGTAGACAGATTGACTGCACTTTTGAAGCGCGTACACTTGGTTTCTTAATTCGGACTCAGTGTTGATGCTTGATGCGAAGCCTGACCACGGCGACGTTGTGTTTCCTGGGTTGAAGGTCTTGTGCACATTATATGTAGGCATCTGCTCCATTGGAACGTTAATCGGTTTTCTCGGATCAACAATAGGAAAATACGAATATTTTGTCAACACTGGTCGAACATCTAAATATGGTTGTAACATTTGCGAGGGAATATTTCTATCATAAATTCTACTATTAGTTTCTTTGCGTATTTGCGAACTGCACAATTTACTTTGTTCATAAGAATTGTCCATTGATATAAATAGGGTATATTATTATTTCATTCAAAACATATAATCATCTAAATTATATAAAGATTCCCTGCTATGTCTACGTAGAACTCAGATGTGTGGTATTTTTGCTCTTCTCAATAGTATCAATGCGTCTTGGGAAACTCAATATCGTGAATTCATGAAGGGCCAAGGCCGCGGACCAGAATTTTCTAAATTAGATACCAGTTATACCGGAATGACACTCGGGTTTCATAGGTTGGCGATTAACGGGCTAAATGAAGCGTCTAACCAACCCCTTGTTATTAACGATGTAGTATTAATATGCAATGGCGAAATCTACAATTATAGACAGTTGTATAAGGATATGGGAGTAGAACCTACCACTGGTTCGGATTGCGAGGTCATTATTCATCTATATCTTAAATACGGCATAGAACAAACCCTGCTTATGTTAGACGGAGAGTATGCGTTTGTATTATATGACAATCGCATCATTTCGGACCATATTAATCGTGTATTTGTCGCCCGTGACCCATTTGGTGTGCGCCCATTGTATTATTTGAAAACTCGGGGTTTGGATAATAACCACCGTGCTTACGGATTTGCGTCTGAGCTAAAGTGTCTGTCGCATTTTTATAACACAGAGCTTGCAAATTATGGTGTTGGACAATTTACACCCGGCACATATTGTTCCTTTAAAACGTCGGACTCGGCATGGGAAATGGAGAAGGAGAATGTCCCATATTTTCTTCCTAATTTGCAACACGTATGGAACATAAATGACCACATAGAGCCAAGCATGGTCGCCAACATGAGTTTACGGGTGTCTGCGTATTTAAATGCTGCGGTTGTGAAGAGATGTCTTGCGACTGAGAGACCAATTGCATGTTTGTTGTCGGGAGGACTGGATAGCAGTCTAATAACAGCGCTTGTAAACAATTTTTACATGTCAAATAATTTACCCTCCAAACTTGAAACATATAGTATCGGCCTTGCAGGGTCAGAAGATTTGAGACACGCGCGAATTGTCGCAGACTATCTCGGCACGAAACATACTGAGATTACGGTTACTGAACAGGAAATGTTTGACGCTATCCCCGAGGTGATTCGCGCAATTGAAAGCTACGACACGACTACCGTGCGAGCGAGTATTGGAAACTACCTGCTCGGCAAATATATTGCCGCAAATTCCGATGCCAAGGTTATATTCAACGGTGACGGGTCCGACGAATTGCTCGGCGGATATTTATACATGAATAAATGCCCTGATGATATCGAGTTTGACCGGGAATCCAGAAGATTGCTAAAGGACATCCACTTATTTGACGTTTTGCGGTCCGACAAATCTATTTCATCGCATGGCCTGGAGCCAAGACCCCCATTTTTGGATATTGGCTTTGTCAATTTTATGCTATCAATCCCAGCTTATTTCAGAAACCATAAGAACAAGGCTGGACCCCTCTCTCATCCTCATATCGGCATTGAAAAGTTTATAATAAGATATAGTTTTTCTGACGAAATTTTCAAGGATTATTGTGGTAGACAAGTATTGCCGGATGAAATTCTTTGGAGAAAGAAGGAGGCATTTAGTGACGGGGTTAGCAATCACGGCCGCTCATTATTTACTATAATTCAGGAACGGATTTGTGAACAATTGAGCGCGGGTATTCCATCCATTGAAATAGAAAAAGCGTATTATAAAGGAATCTTTGATCAGGCATACCCGAATTGCTCGCACATATTGCCTTACTTTTGGATGCCTAAATACACGAATGCAACCGATCCCAGCGCAAGAACCCTAACCTTTTATGCTGGGGGGTCACCATCGGCATAAGTAGAGTAACCACAAAATATAACAAATCAAAAAACAAAATAAAATATCATTAATTTATATAAATGATATTTAACGACGGCCTCTATTTCGTACACGATAAGTTTTTTACGGGGTTTTTATTCATATCATATATACTAATATTCGTCTCATTCTTCGGGCTATCAAATTCTGCACCAGAGTATCTTGCAACATTGGATTATTATATTAGAGTATACACGTGTTTGTTCTTGATATGGCGCTTTAACCCATTTAGAACGCTTGACAAGTTTACTGAACTTGATAGAAAAATAACCTTTAGTGCGGGCCTGTTTATACTGACAACAACCGCGCTTAATAACTATGTAGTTATGATAAATGATAAGGTACGCAACATTATTCGGCCGTAAATGTAATATTAATGTGTGTGTTTTTTCTTGGTCTTTGATCTGCCGCCACGGGGCAGGTTTCTTAACGTCTTTGGTTTACGCGATTTGTTAAAAAACACATCCAGGTGACTAATAATGTATTTTCCTATAATTTTATCCACTTCATATTCTTTAGAATCCTTATTATTGCACTTGTAATTATAAAGTTTTATGTTATTCATGATTTTTGCGTCAAATTTGTCATCGCTATTAATGATCCTTCTGCCGACGCCACTATTTTTAAACGTTTCAACCATATATTCAAACTGTAAATCGTGGAAGTACGGCTTAATGTTAATGTAATATATTTTATCGTTTGTCATCCCAGGATAAAGAGTGTCGTCTAAGAAACAAATTTCGGCATTTGGCGGTATTTTTGAACATCGCACAAGATCGTCGTATGTCTTGGAGGAGGTTGTTCTGCCGACTTCTATAGTTTCACCATTTACTTTAAACGCGGCGATAACCTGGTCAATCAACTTATACTTAATCTTATTTTCAAAGTACTGTACAATCTTCTGTGCCCATTCACGCGGGCCATTGTTGTTTGTGTA